GTGTCAAGCTGGTTGAGCTCGGCAGTCGTCGCCGTCACACCGTCAAGAATATTCAATTCAGCCGTCGTTGACGTGACACCGTCCAAGATATTCAACTCGGCAGCCGTCGAGGTGACGCCGTCCAAGATATTCAACTCGGCAGCCGTCGAGGTGACAGCCGTGCCGCCAACTTTCCACAGCCCCTCGGACAGGTTCGGCTTGATCGCCGTCGTGCCGTCGAGAAGATCGTCGAGTTTGTCGAGATCCTCGTTCAGCTTGGTGCCCCAAGTGTCTTCGGACGCGCCAACCTCGGGCTTAACGAGGCCAAAAGTCGTTGTGGTGGTATCTGCCATTTTCGCCGCCCTTATGCCGCTTGGGTCCAAGTTTCAGCCGTATCACCAGCCGGAACCCATGTTTCACTTGTGTCAGATTGCGGAGACCACGTTTCCGCCGTGTCTGATTGAGCCGTCCACGTCTCGGATGTGTTGCCCTGCGGCGTCCACGTCTCAGAAGTATTCTGGCCCGGCTCCCACTTCTTGATCGCCGTTGCCGACACTATACACGAAATTGCAGCCAACGCACTAGCAAGACGCACACGCTCGCAAGCTGATGTTACGCTGGCGGCACAGGATGCAGACGCAGACGCATTGATGACCGCCTCGCTGGCCGCCGTGGCCGAAAAAGCCGCAGAAATGACCGCACGAACCTCTCGAACCCGCTCGCCAGCAACGGAGACGGATGCAGCCGCAGAAGCCGCCGCAGAAGCCTGTCTGACCCTTTGCGCGTCAAGGGACAGGCTGGCCGATGCCGACACAGCAGCCGAAACCTCACGGAAACGCTGGCCTGATGCCGAGACGCTGGCGGCCACAGAAACAGTGGCGCTAACCTCCCTGACACGCTGCGATGCGGCGGATGCACTTGCAGCAATCGAGACGGTGGCCGATACCTGCTGAATTCGCTGGGCGGATGCCGAAACAGCAACAGACGCGGAAGCCGTTGCCGCCGCGTCCTTGATGCTTCCATCGTAGCCATAGAGGCGGATGCCGTAACTGCCCCGGCCATATCCCGGCGAATAGGTCGTCACGGCTGGCCCTCCTTAGTCGAGCGTCACGTCCAGATCGCCCGTGGGGATACGCAAGACATCGCCTGTGTCGATGGCCTTGGAAGCCGTCAGCGAGGCGTAGGCGATCATGTTGCCCGAGGTTTCGGCGTCAAAGATGGCCGCGTGCGTGACAGTTCCCCAGCTTCCCGATGCAGTCGGAAACTCGATTGCCGCGTTGTTTGAGGCGGTATTTCCAGACACAGTGAAGGTCACGGCCTCGCGGGTATATCCGCTGCCCGAAATCTCGGTGCCGCCACCGCTTTCGCCCGGTGCAGCCGTGAACAGGCCCAGATACCACGCGGTCGGGCGTGCGGGAGAAGGCGTCCCGTTGGTCAGCAGCCATGTCAGGACGCTGGTTTCGAACGAGTTTGTGAGGCTCATGACACGTTCCTAATCTTCATGCGGAGGCCCGTGCCACTGTAGCGGGCGCTGTCCGAGGCTGCGTTGAGGCTGTCGATGGCGGATTGATAGAGCGCAGCCCAGACCTGAATGCGGGCGTCGTCCTTCAGGTATGGCGCGGCGTGAACCAAAGCGCCGTAGAGGTAGGCATCGGGGCTGTCTGTCAGGAGCCAGTTGGTCGTGGCAGCATCCGACAGGGCCGGGATTTTGGCAAAGTAAAGCAGTTCGCCCGTGTAGACCCCATCCGGCACCGGGTAGAGTTCGAACTGCGAACCCGTCATGGCGTAGTAGTAGGGCTGGCCATTGACGGCACCGGCACGCTGCTTGCGGTCCAAGAGTTCTGCATGACTGAGCAACTCAAGCCGCGCGGTTTCGCCAGATGTCAGGTAGAAGCGGATTGTTTCGGCCCAATCGGACGGAATGGCGCTGAATTGCGTGTCAAGCTGGGCGGTCGATCTGGTTTCCATCCGCCAGTGACGCACCTTGCGCTGCATGTCAGCCTCGGCCAAGGCGATGAAGGTCGGCACGACAGACGTGAGATCGTCGCGGTTCAGAAAGTCCGCGACGGCTGTCTTGAGCGTGGCATAGGTCGTGATGGTCATTTCTTCTTCGCCTCGTTGCGGGCCGAAATGGCCTTGGCTTTAGCCTTGGCATCCGCCTTGCTGCTTGCGCCCCATGCGTTCAGTGATAGCAGAAGTCGTGTGGGTTTTCCATCCTCGTCACGCTCGGGGCCGGGCATACCGCCCATCCGAGCCAAGAAGGACGCCCGGCGCGGGTTGTCGCCCGCCTTTACCGGGGCCTTCAGGTTCATTCCCTCGGCCTTGGCAGACGCGCGGCCTTTGGCGTTTAAGCCGCCCTTTGGGTTTTTCCCTTCGGATCGCTGCCAAGCCGGGGTTTTAGCCATCACTTGGCCTTCTTTGCTGTCTTGGCCGAAGCCTTGAATGCAGCCGCAGTCGGTGCGCCCTTGGTGCCGGGCTTGCGCATCTTCTCGCCCGATCCGGCCTTGATGCGCTCACGCTTTGCGTGAATTGCAGCGTAAAGACCCTTGGCCATTACTTCTTCGCCTTCATCATGCACTTTCCCATTGCCTTGCACTTGGCAGGGTTCGGGCAGCCTTTGCACGGGGTGAACTTCACTGGCTTTTTCATTTCTTCTTCGCCTTTCCTGCTTTGCTAAGAGCAATGGCAATCGCCTGCTTTTGCGGCTTGGTCTTCATTTCCGTGCGGATGTTAGCAGAAATCGTCTTAGCAGACGAACCTTTTTTCAGTGGCATGGCGTCACCTGTTCATATAAGTTGACGATGTGTCAACTGAGGAGGGGAAATTGGAAAAATTAGAAGCATGGGTTGCTGGCATCTCCATGATGCTGGCCGAATTGGTACAGAAAGCAGAAGAGGGCGACCGGGCGGCGGTGTCCCAAATCTGCGAAACGATTGAGGGGCAGCTATCACAAGTCATCGCCCTTGCGCCTCAAGATACGCATTGATCTCATCGACCATCTGTTGGTCAACTCTTTGTGATATTTCCGGCGAACCCATCATAAACGCACGCTGATCCCCAGCCGGGGCAGCACCCGCCCCCCTGCGGTTTTCAAAGAAATCGCGCCAAACAAGCTGGCCCGGCAAGTTGCCAAGCCTGCCCTCATAACCGCCGCCGATCTGCCACTCGTAGCTGGGGTGAGGGGTGAAGGCTTCATTCGTCAAGAAATCAGTCGGTCGACCGACACTTAAACCTGTGGCGAACGGGTCAACATCAAGCAGTTCAGGGTCGGTGATGCTGACCCGCGTCCTGCCAATGTCAGGAAAGCCAGCGTTCTTGTACGCCGTCTTGTCCATTTCCTGCCAAACAGCCCAGCGCGTTGAGCCGGGCATGTTCTGTAACGCTTCCGCCACCTTGCCAGACTTCGTTCCGGGCCAAGCCGTTACGCCTAGTGTCTTCATGCGTTCATCAAACTTCTTGGCGGCGTCTTCAGATATCTTTGTCGGGTCAAACTGGGCAAGAGTAGCATCGCGCATAATCGTGCTGAAGTCGCCAGATTGCGCGCCCATAGCGGTATAAACGAGCGCCGGGTCTTCGCCTGCATCAAGGAGGCCGCGAACGGACTTTGCCTTGCGCGACATCGGAGTGAACTCAGACGCCCAAAGGCCGGTTCCCTGCTCCCGCATAAAATCACGCCCGCCCTGTGAACGGACAGGATCGGCAAAGTTGACATCGTCGTATCCGAGGATGTTTGCGCCAGCGATAGTTCTGTCACCATACGCCGGGGTCAGCACGCGGCCCTGCAAGTCTTCAATCCTCATCGCGCGCTCTGGCTCCAAGACGCCAAGAGATTGAACAATGGGCGACACCTCACGCGCTGGGATTGACATTGACGTATCGGATATCGGATGCCACTGCGGCTTTTCATATTTAGGATCACGCCAAGCGGCAGGCGTGCTTAGTGCGATGCGCTCAGATGGTGACAGCCGCAGCCCCGGAATAGGGTTCGCGTATGTCGTCGGCATCTGGCCGGGCTGATTAAGCCGCTCCACGACATCACGACCAACCGCACGCATGGTATCCCCAGCCGCCTGCGTCGTGGGCGAGCCGCCAAGCAGCCCCTCCATCACGGCGGCAGCGGCAGGCGCACCAGCACGCCCAGCAACAACGGCAGGCCCAGTTACGCCAGCAACGCCCGACAACATGTCGCCCAGAGCCGCAAGGCGATCCATCACGCCCATGTTCGGCGACATCATGCGTTCGCCTGCATTCATGGACTGCCCGACAGCTTCGACCGGGTTGAAGATTTGGTTCAGCAGGCCGAGGCGCTGACCAATGCCGCCGACGTTCAAAAGGCTAGGGTCTTGCGCTGGCACGCCACGGGCTTCAGTGTCAGGACGAACACGGCGCACG